AGCTAAGTATTGTGAGTCAGCAGTAGCAGTTGCTCTCTTAATCATATCTTTGGTTCTTAATCTACGATTAAGTTCTGCTTCTGTGTTATCTATAAACATATCTATATCAGATGTTAAGTCTGATCTGTTTAGATAACTTGCTATGTTTGTTTTTAATTCTGCATACGTCATACCTTACCGCCCCATGTTCTAAATAATTTGTTGTCTGGATCGTTGAGCCATTGTTTCCATTTCTTAGTATCTTGCGCCCAACCTTCTCGTAAAGCCTTTTGGTATATTACCATAGGCACTTCTGCCACATGACGAAAATCTTTTCCTGGTTTGTTCTCCGATAAAGCTTTGCAATGCTCTATAACAGGAGCGACATTTTGTTTGGTGTGATAAACAACCTTTTCATCTTCGGTTGCAAATTCGTGTGAATAATTAATCTTATTGTCAATTAGGGTTCTTTTAGCCATAGCTACTAAATTTTAACACTAATTATAAAAAAAAGGAGGGGCTAAAACCAAAGTCCTAGCCCCTTCCATTTAGGTTATTAAGATACGTTTAAGTCTGCGACTACACCATGAGCAGCTTCGTTGCTCACTTCTAGTCCATACTCAACTACGATCATCTTAGTTTCAGCATCACCTATTGTTGCTATGTCGATAGTATCGAAGCTTCTTAAGTAAGAAACTTTAGCAAATTCAGGATCAACTAATAGAAGTGATCTTTCTCTTGATCTGTTTGATGGAACTATTTTTAGTTCACCAAAGTCAGATGAATAGATAGATACTGAAGCTTCTACAGTATTAGCATCAACCATTTGTCTAGCTTGCGATCTTCCTGTGAAACCAGAAATTACTTGCTTGTTGTGAGGGCCACAAATAGCAAGATTTGGCTCTGCACCACTAGCAAACATTAACTCAAGAACGTCTTTCAGAAGTGTTTCTGTAAGATCCCTTTGAGTTCCGTCTGTTGGAGCAGCTCCACCACCAGTTGAAGCACCACCAGTTCCTCTTGAATCATTAGTTGTTATCCATGATTCAAATGCACCAGTTTGTCTTGCAGTAGTAGCGTCACCAGTTGTTTTAGCACCAGCTTGACATAGAGCTTCTTCCATATCTCTTTTTAGTGCTTTAGCCATGATAGCTAGTTGGTGTGCCATTTCTGATCTCTTACCAGCTGCATCTGAAGCATCTTGCGATCCTGTTACAGTTGCATCTCTGTATGAGATTTGACAGACATTACTAACTCTTGCAGTAGCAGTAGAAGCCGCTCTTGAAAGTTCAAAACCTTCAAGTTGACCAGTTCCGCTAGGAGTTGGTAATGATTCAGTTTGCCAATCAAAAACTACGTTTTTAACGTTTCTTGTTCCGATTGAGGACATAAACGGAGTTTGCATTGGAGAGATGTTGTAAATGATATTACTTAAATCTTCTCTATCAGCAGTGGCCGTATATGTGTCAAAAGCATTAGTTACTTTAGCCATAATATATTCCTTTAAATTACTTTAACATTTGTTCAAAAACCCTAGCAGCATCTTGGACTTTGCCAGATTTTGCTAGACGTTGTTTTGCTTTTTTCACAGGGGCTACTGATTTTGGTCGGTTCGTTGTACCAGGTCTTGCAACCCGAGCTTTCGCTTTCTGCGTTGGTTTTTTCTTTACAGCCTCAACAGTTTTACTGTTAAGCCACGCATTTCTTAAACCAAGTAATGCTCGGTAGTCGTATACAGAGTCCATCTCTTGTGGTGAATACCCCAAGACGTTAATGCCATATTCACGAATAGCGAGCTTTTCCTGTTGCGCTGTCTCAGGATTTTGCCATTCTGGTATGATCTCCAAGAGTTTTTGCTGACCTTCTTGCACCATCTGTGCGTATTGCTGTTGCTGTTGAGCAAATGCTTCTTGTTGAAGTCTTTGTTGTTCAGCTTGAGCGGCAGCTAATTTCTCTTTTCTATCATCCCAAAGTTGCTTTTCACGAACATAACCTACGGGATCATCTTCATACAACTGGTTCCAATCTGGCTCGTTTGCCAATTCGCCCGATATTTGGGCTTCCATCTTCGGTAACAGCTGTGCATAAATAGCATCTCTTTCCGCTAACTCCTTCTGCTGTTGCTCAATAGTTTTTCTTTGTTGAGACAGCTCTTGAGTTTTGCGAGTGTAATCTTGCTGACGCGAATATCCGTTTTGGAGTTCCTCAAGCGTGACCTCTACTTCTTCACCATCAACTCGGATGGTGTATAAAGTGGGTTGCTCTTGTTCCTCTTCAACCTCTAATTGTTCTTCGTCATCAATTTCGTCATCGTATTCAAAGTCCTCTTCTTCTTCAGCTTCTTCTAATTCAAGTTCAGCTGCTTCAGGGAGTTCTTCTTCCTCAATGACATCTACTTCTGTTTGTTCTGCTTCTACAACTTTATCCTCTTCGGGAGTTAAGAAACTTTCAAAAGCGAAAGTAGTGTTCTCTAAATCTGTTTGTAAAGCAGTCGGTTTTCCGTTATTGCTCATATATAAATACTCCTTATATGTATTTATAAGTATTTTATATGAATTTTTGGGAAAAAGGAAAGTCTTAACCGATGTTACGGACTTTATTTATATTTGCTCTAGTCAGTTTTCCTTTCTCTGCAATGATACGCAGATGCTTTTCTACTTCAGGTATTAGTAATATAGACCTGTGTAAACTTTCTCTTATAGAAATATCATCTGGGTTTTTTGAGTTTAACCAAGCTTGCATATACTCATCTTTCAAAGATTGCATAGCTTCTTTAAAAACATCAGACTCAAGTATTCTTTCAGCTTCAGCTGCTTTTACGACTTCTTTATGTGTAGGCATTAGAGTGTTCCTAGTAGTGCTCTTGGACTTCCCTGTCTTATGGGTGAAACAATGTTATCAATATTTAGAACTGGATTAGTAGGAGTCATTCCTAAATTAACCATGGGTTGTGGCATTACAGGAGTATTGACTACAGGTAATGTCGGTATTGAAACTGGTTGTGATATTTGTGGTAATTGAAAAGGTATTTCTGGTATTTGAGCTGGAACTAAGTTTTCAAGCATAGGCAAACCTAAGTTCATTGGTACGTCTACTATAGGTGTAGGTGCTTCTAACACAGGAGGTATTACAGGTATAGAAGGCATAACAGGTCGTTCTTCTGGAATTATTTGAGGCAACACAGGAGGTGTTATAGGTGTAGAAACTACTGGAGCTGCTACTGGTTGTGGTGCTGGTGTAGGTAAGTTTTCTATAGCTTGTTCTACATCAATATCTTTTAATAATTCATCTATATCTATATCTAAAGGTAATGGACTTCCCATAACCGATGGTGCTGGCATCCTTACTGGTGCACCTTCAAATGTAGTTCCAGCTGGCATTGGTGTTCCCGCTCCCATTGGTAAACCCAAGTCTGCTCCTGTCATTCCAACAGAAGGGTCTTGTGCGCTTGGAAAAAAAGTTTGTGATTCTGGTACTGGTTGACCAACAACAGGTCTAGGTTGGAAAGGTGTAGCTCCTTCTGCAATATAACCCATAGGTTGATCTGGAGAGAAACTCATACCAGGTGCTACCACTTGTTCAAAAGGCATACCACCCGCTATTTGTTGTGCGTAGGCTTGACCACTTAGTAAGCCACCCATACCACCACCGACTCCACCAGTACCGCCAAAAGCAGCACCGCTTTCATAGAAAGTATTTCTAGCTAGGTTTCTTGATCCTGGGTCTAAATAAGTATATGGTTTTGCATAATCAGGTACACGACTCCATCCTTCTGTAGTTTGTCCTTCTTCTCCAGTTACAGGATCAAACCAAAAGAAATTCATGGCATTGATGTATTCTCCGCCTAATGCTCTTCTGCCTATGTCGCTGTATGCGTATGGATCGTATGTTGGTTCTGCCATATTATTCTGTAATTAGTTTATCTATTTTAGCATCAAGTTTATCTAGTTTGTCTAGTACCCTTTCAAATTCCAAATTAAAACTAGAGCGAGTTATATAATCTCTTGCTATTTCTTCTCTAGTTTTATTTATCAAAATATTCAACCTTTGTATTTCTGTTTCATTTTTTCTTATAGCGTTCCATATAGGAAAAATAACAAAAGTTATTAAAACATTCCAAACTATGTACCAAGAAAATTCCATTTTAATTTAATAGCTCCATACATGGGGTCTTGGTTGGTAGTCTTCATTTTCTGCAATATCTAAATGTATAAATCTTGCACTACCCTTCTGATTAACTCCAATACCTGTGAAACCATGTGCTATACCTTTATATAATACCTCTAATGCCTTCTCATGGCTAATTGAAATATCAACTGCCAAACCCAATGTATGTGTACCTAGTTTGGTTTTTTTTATTTCTACGGGATGTTCAGGGCATCTATAACCCGATGATATGACTAAGGGAAATCCCAAGCCATCACGCAACAACTGTAGTTTGTCAATTAATTTATGGTTTATTTCATTTTTGCCACAATGCTTACAAGAAAATTCATCAAGCGTAAAATTCTTCCAACTCATTTTTCTCTACTTACACCTTTCATTTTTTCATACGATCTTGCACCAGCTAGTCCTAACATGCCCATAACTATTGTTGATAACTGTGAAAAATCAAATTCAGGCAAATCTACTGTGCTACCAGATAACACCAAAATCCATTCTATAAGCGGTGCAAATATAAAGTGATAAGCCAAAGACACACCGCACACCCAACCAATAAAAGGTCTCCAACCCGCTACAAATATAGATTGATGTGCAGCTTCTTGTTGATTTACTTTTATTTGTGCAAGGTTAGCATCTTGAATAGACATCAACAGCTCATGCTCTAGCTTTTGTTTAAGGTCTTTGTCGGGAACAAATTTATCTAATATTTGACCAACAGGGCCTATTAATTTATCTATCATCTTTTTGGTGTTCCACCTACATACAATCCAAACCATGCAGCTCCCGCACCCACAACTACAGATACAAAAGCCGATTGTGGGTTAGTTGGGTCTGGTAAAGACATAAACCATTCAGTAGTTCTATAAAAAGCATAACCATATAATGTAATAAGAAGTCTAGGAAAGACTCGCCATTTATCAAAACCTTCAGCAAGGTTATACCATGTTTTTTGTTCGCTGTGATGAATCTCTATTTTTGTTTCTTCGTTCATCTTATTTTTGAGTTTTATTCAGCCAATGGATTTTTGTTTTCAGATTTAAGACTTTTTATATCATCCTTTAAATACTTTATTTCTGTTTTTAAAGTAGATACGTCTTTATTAGTCTCATTAGAAACTTCAGCAATAGCTTTCAAAGATTTATTAATACTCTCATCAATGCTTTTGTTAATGTATTCAACAGAAGTTTCTATTCCTACAAATCTTTCCTCTATATCTTTTTGTGCTTTTTTAGTATCACTTATGCCGCCAATTCTAGCTTCTAGGTTTTCCAAACGATTAACGTAAGTTGCACCTGTATAACCAAAACCAGCTAAAGTACCTACTATAGATACCAAAGCTATTAATTGTGTGGTTTTGTTCTTAAACCAGTCCATTGAATTATTTTTCTTCTTTATCTTCTAGTTCGTCAGTTTGTTTGTCTACATTTTCTACAACAACGTCTACTACATTAGATGTAGCATCCGCTACTGTTGAAACAACACCACTCACGTCTTTAAGCGCAGAAGAAGTTACATTTCCAGCAGTAGACACAGTAACGTCAACAACGCTTGTACCTAATTTTTTACCGCCATCTATAACAGCTCCCACACTAGCGCATGATGTCAAAAATATTCCAACAAACAATAAATACAAATTTTTCATATATACTCCTAAAGATTAGGTTGTAATTCTATCATTTCACCCAATGTATTCAAACTTGCTGAAGACAATCCATAAAACGCTTCATTATTATCATTGATAACTGCATCGCTATAAATGTCTCTAGGTGTATACCAGTTATCTTGTTTAGGCATTTCATAACCTTTGTAAACTTCAAAAGCTGGAACATAACCTAGATAAGCAACCAGGGTTGATTGATCGGCATACTTACCTGTTTCTTGTGATTCTTCTTGCAATTCTTC